TTGTAAAATATGTTAGATATAAATTGGGAGAACCAGTACTTTCAGTTCAAAGTTCTAATGCTCAAATTTTTCTTGCGTTTGAAGAAGCTAATCTACATTATTCAGCTATTGTCAATACATATCAAGCAAAGAGTTGGATGATCCAATATTATGGATTGAGTAATGATTTTTCTAATTTTGATTTCACTGGAAAATTACCAGCTCCTTTTGCTAATTTTGTAAAACGACTAACTCAGAATATAGCTTGGGAAATATCTCCACCAATTGGCGGTAATGTTGGAAATAGTCTAAGAAAATCATATATCACTCTTGTTCCAGGAAAACAGGATTATGATATTTACAATGACATCATTGACAACACTTTAAGTGTAGCATTATCAGCAGCAATTACGAGCTTGACAAGTAGTGTGAACTCTTCTAATATTGATCTCAAAACTGTTTATCATTATCCTGCTATGACGTTGTATAGATTTTATGATCCATATTCTTCTATTAATCTTTTAAGCCAGGAATTTAATTTTGAATCTTTTAATACTGAAAGTATTTTTTATGTGCTTCCCATTTGGACTGATATTTTAAGAGCTCAAATGTTGAACTTAAATGATAAAGTAAGACGAAGTAATTTTTCTTACGAACGAGTTGGAAACAGATTTCGTATTTTCCCAGTCCCAAAACATTCCTTAAAGTTGTGGATTGACTATGGACTATCTCAACAAAATCCATTTAGCTCAACAGATAGAGAATCAGCAAGTGGAATTAGTAATTTTTACCAAATTCCATTTACTGATATTGCTTATAACAAAATTAATCCGCCCGGAAGAATGTGGATACGTGAATATACTTTTGCTCTGAGTATGGAAATAGAGGGTCGTATTAGGCGTAAATTTGATAAAATACCAATACCAAATGATTCTATCACTATGGATGGAAGTACTATGGTCCAAGAAGCAATTCAAAAAATGCAAGAATTAGAGAAAAATTTACGTACAGATTTAGATGAATTATCTGTAAATAAAATTATGGAGAATGAAACTAAGCGTCAAGAAATGATTCAAGCACAATATAAGAATTATCCAATTTATCCCCTAATGATGTAATGATAAAATATTGTTTAATATGTAAAAATACATTTATAGTTAATTTTCCAAAACATTTCTTTTGCTCAATTAAATGTAGAAGAATAAAATGAAATCTTTTTTACAATTAATCTTAGAGTCTCAAGCTTCTGATCAAGCTCATAAAATGGGTCTTAAGTCTGTTGGGTGGGGCAAATGGAAAGATAACAGTGATAAAGTAACACATCAGACAAAAGATGGGAAGCTAGTCAAGATTGTAAATAAAACAAAAACTTCAAAACAAAAAAATACTACAATTAATTCAGACAATTTAAAATTATCCAATTTTTATAATGCAATTAATAATTGGAAAAATTTATCTGATGATCAAAAAGATTCATTAGATAAAATTATTTATAAAAATGTTGAATGGTTCGATGCTGTAGATGGATGGTTCGATGCTGGAGCGAATGCTGGTTATCCTGGTGATTCAAACTATTTAAGAACATCACGAGTACTTTTTAAACATGGATATGGAATTGGAAAACTTCTTGGTTCTGGTGGAATGGGATCAGCATTTGAAATAAAAAATGGAAAGGTATTAAAAGTAACAATTGATGATTCTGAAGCAAAAGCAATGAATATTGTAAAAAATTATCCTCACCCAAATATTGTTAAAGTAAATAGAGTTTTCAAAGTTAAGGGAAATAATAGATATTTTATTGATCAAGAAAAATTATTACCTATTCCAAAAGAATTTAAATTTGGAAAGGCTGAAACATTAGAAATTTTTTATAGTTTTGCAAGTCAAAAATTAAAAAAAATGAATGTTAAAGACGCTATTAAAAAAACACAAGAAGATTTTAAAGAATATGATGAAAATCATATTAAAAAAGAAAAATGGTTTAATTCAAATAAAGAAGCTCAAAAACTTATATTAGATACATTAAAAGCTACAAAACATCTACAACAATTAGGAATAAATTTTCAAGATTTTCATATGGGTAATATTTTACGAGATAAAAATGGAAATTATAAATTAATTGATCTTGGACTGTCTGTTGGTCCTGGTCTTAAAAAATCAAACATTAAACAAATCAGAGAAAAAAATAATACAATAAAATAATGCCATTAATGTTAAAATTTCAATTAGCAGGATTTTTTGGAGTGATTTGTCATTTATGTTTAAATTTTCTTAATGATAAATCAACTTCTAATAATATTCCTGGAATTAAGACTTATTTTGAATCAAATTTTAGTGGTATTATAACAAGTATTATTTCATATGAAGCTCTTTATTTCATGTGGCATACAGGAATAATTTTTGTTTTTGCTCCATATATACCATTTTTTGAATTATCTTCTGAACCAATAAAAGTAAATTATTGGATTTTTATAATTGCATATTGCTCTAGCAGTATCTTTAAGGGTCTGATGGGAGTATTTGAGGTAATAATTTCTGGGATATTATCACAAATAAAAAATAAAGTTCTTTCAATATTTAGCATTAATAAAAAAGAAGAAAAATAAAAATGGCAATTGAAAATATAAATAACTCTGATAGAAAATCTTCACTATTTATTGGAGATAGAGAATTAACATTTTTTCAGCGTGTAAATACTGAGCTTATAGAATGTGTGACTCAACAAAAACTTCGCTATTACTCTATTGATTCTACAAGAACAAAAGCAGACGATCTTTATGGTGAAGCTTCAGAGGGTAAGGTATTCCGTACACCAATAGAAATATATTGTCTCATATTGTACAATACTCCAATTGTTTCAACGGGAAGTTTTTCAACAGAAATACAATATTCTTTAAAATTTTATGTTCAAAAATTTAGAATTGAACAAGATTTTCATCTTTTAATCAGAATTGGTGATTTTGTTGAATTCGGACAGAAATATTATGAAGTGAATAAAACATGGGAAGAGAAATTAATTGCGGGACAAGATACTGCAGGATTTAAAATTGGCACATATGCAGAAGCACTTTCAACACGAGCAGATGTATTCTCACCAAATAGAAGCTCAGTCCATGATCCATCGTTCTCGAGTGATGTAATAAGATGATTGATAAAAAATTAAATTCACAACTCAACAATATAAACTTAAAACAACTTGACACGGCTATTGTAAATTGGTTTAAAAATGATCATGCTTTAATAATCAATAGCAAAAAAGTTGATGTTGTATATGCAACCAGTGAAAGATGGGCTAGAGCTCAACGTGATAAAGGATTTCGTGATGAAAAGGGTACTCTCATTTTACCGCTTATTTCTATTCGTAGAACTACTCCAGATCATATGAAAGAACGTTATGCTCCAGACTCAGATGAAACTAATATAACACTAACAAGAAGAATTTCTACATCTCCAATCAGTAACAATGATCGCCAACCAGGAGAAATAGGAAATAGGACTCAAGATGAATTATATGTTAAAACTTCTGATGCTCCAATTTATGAAGTTTTACAATATCCATTTCCATCATTTACAAATCTTGATTATGAAATTATAATTTGGACTTCATATATGACACATCAAAATATTGAACAAGAAAATATTTTACAAGAATTTAGGGGTGGGAGACAGTGGTTTGAAATAGATAATTATAGATTTTTTGGTGAGATGAAAAGTATTACTGATCAGAGTAATTTAGAAGATTTTTCTGATAAAGAAAAAATTATCAAATATAATTTCAAATTAGTATTACAAGGATATTTTGTTAATAAAAAAGATTTAAAAATTTATAGGACATCGGGAAATGTTCGAATAGGAATTAGTGAATCAATAGTAGAAAAATTTCCGGCATGAATAATCAACAAAAATTAATTACACGTATTGGTCAATATCAAAGCCCTGCACTAACTGCAGTATTTGATGCAGTCAGTGCAAATACAATTTATATTGGTGGAAGCTTTGTATTAAATTCAGTTTGTGCTGTTCCCTATGTTGGAGCTATTTCAGGGGTGAATCTTAATACAAAAAGTCTTACTGCAAATACGCTTAGTGCTAGTTCAATTTTTAGCAATTCAATAAGTGCAAATTCAATTACGTCAATAAGTATTTCAGCTCAATCCATCACTGGGGTTTTTAGGATTTCTGGACCTGCAACAACACCAGGTCTTTGGTTTATTGATACATTTAATGATGCTAATATTGATAAAGGAAATAAACGAGTTGTTAGTATAGGTGAACCACCAGTTGGTACTAGCAAAAAAAAATGGACGTTTCAAGAATGTTATGTTTTAGGCGGATTTGTTATGAATCCTGGGCAAAATAGAAATAGTTCTAGTATTTATGTTGATGATACAACAGGAATTGGCATTAATGAATCTCCAACTACTACACCACATGCATTATTTATGATTAATCGCTATGGACCTGATACATATGCAATTGCTGATAATATCGGTGGAGCCGCATTTCGCATGATAGTTGATACAACTAGAAGTATCCAACCAGACACAGTTTACGCTGGGCGATTTACGTTGGATTTAGGTAGTTTATCTTCTGGTCAATATACACCAACTAATAATTTTGGCATAGTATCTGAAGTAAATCATTATGGTACATTAACTGCAGTTGAAACTAATGCTGGGTTTTTTAGAATTAATACTCTTGGTGGTGGTGGAAACATTAATCAGGCTAAAGTTATAAAAGTTGGGTCTCCATTAATAAACAGCGGACCAATAACTAACATGTATGGTCTTTATATTGATCCATTAACTGGTGCTATTAATAATTGGGCTATTTATACTTCTGGTGGAACAACTAGTTATTTTGGTGGAAAGATTGGAATCAATACTCTGTTACCAACAGAGGGATTATCTGTTTCTGGAAATATTTCTGTTACTGGATCAATGACTGCAAATACTATTTCTGCAACTAAGTTTATTGGTGATGGTGGAAGTCTTTCTAAAATTGCTACTTTATCTGGAACTAATATATTAACTCAATCAAATACTTTTAATAAACCTTTAAAACTTTCTGATGCTGGAGGTATTAATTCAACAACTGCTGAAATACAATGGATTGAAGAAACAAGTGGAGAAAAATGGAAATTAAGGAATGATACTTTAAGTGAATTGTGGTTAGAATTTGATAACGGACTAATTAATAAAAGACTTCATTTCTACCCTACAAACCTAACAACTATAAGTGGTAGTTTAAGTGCAATTAATGGTTCAATTTCTGCAAATTCTTTTATTGGATTGTCTGGAACTTTTACATCAATTTCTGCTGATACTATCAGAGTTTCTTCAACAAATAATCAATTATTGACAGTTGGAACCGGAACAAGTATTAGTTTATTAGTTGTTTCTGGTGGTAATGTTGGTGTTGGTGTTGATATTGGAAATCCTGCTCATAAATTAGTTGTTTCTGGTGGTAATAGTTTAATTGTTGGTTCATTGCCCTATACTACAAGTGGAAGACAGGGGATATTATATATTGGTGATACTAATGTAGCAATAAAAGCTGAATTTGGTTATGGATTAAAAATAGATGTTGCAGGATTTTCTGAAGCATTGAATATTTCTGAAAATAGTGGAAATGTTGGAATTGGATTAACTGCTGCATCTGCTAAATTACATGTCAATGGTTCTATTTCTGCAAATTCTATAAGTGCTACTACTGATATTAGAGCGACTACTTTTTGGTCAGGTTCTACATCAGCTGGTTCAACAACATCACTTACTATTTCTGCTGCTAATCCAAGTAGAAATGTAACACTACACTTTGTGGGCGGAATTTTAACCCAAGTCGAAGGATAAAGATGGGAAGACATAAAATTATAAAAACAAGAATATCAATTTGAAGATGTATAGTTGGGTTGATTTTTCAATGAAATTCATTTATATTTATTATAGAAGTTATGACAAATAGAAATTGGTTTTCTATTTGTTAAAAACTAAAAAATGTTTTTAATAGCTTTGGTAGCTTAATTAAAATAAGAATTTATTTCGAGGAAAAAATAACATGGCTGTTCGCGTCTCGGCTGGAGTCTTTACACAAGAAAACGACCTTTCTTTTGTTCCACAAGGAATTGCAGCAATTGGAGCTGCATTGATAGGGATAACAGAAAAAGGTCCAGCATTTAATCCAGTCTCAGTAAAAAGTTTTAATGATTTCCGTACGATATTTGGAAATCAAAATGTGAAAATGTATGCACCTTATGCTGCAAAAAATTATTTGCAAAATGCTGATTTACTCAATGTTGTAAGAGTTTTAGGAACAACTACTCCAGTTGGAGTCGGTGAAGCTGTTATATTGGCATTTCCTTCAGTAGCTATAACTAGCGGAACAACTTTAACTTCATCTGCAACAGCAATGGCTGTTCTCAGAGCAAGAAGTGGTACTACATTAACATCAGCAGCAGTAACAGGAACATCAAATAGTTTTACACTTTCAATTAATGGAACATCTGCAGCAGGATTATCAGTAAATAGATCTGATGCAAATTATATAGGAAAAGTTTTGGGGACAGATCCATTTGCTTCAGCAGCTGGAGATTTACTCACGGCAGTATATGTTGAGTCAACTTTTGATTATGCGTACTTTGCTTCAGCTGGTATTACGGGTTCAGCATCAGCTGGGACGGGTTATAATACTGGAACAGGTGGGTATAATAATGGAGCTACTCCAGTAGTTGTTTCTCAAAATTATAATGGATCAGTTTATGATTTATTTAATTTTGAAACAATATCTGATGGAGATGCTTCTAACACTCAAGTTAAAGTTTCAATTGATGTTCAAACTTCACAAGTCTCAGTAAGTTCATATCCACAATTTGTAGTTTCAATAAGAGACTATAGCGATACTGATGATAGATCATTAGTATTAGAATCATTTACATGTACTCTAAATCCTAATTCAAATGATTATATTAAACGAGTTATAGGAGATCGGATATCAACATTCAATACATCAGTTTCTCCAGTAGAAGTTTCATTTGATGGAGAATTTGAAAATAAATCTAAGTATGTTCGAGTAGTAATGTTTTCAGGCTATCCAGTTGATGCAAAACCATCTGGATTTAAAGCAGTTCCTTCAATGCTTGGAGCAACATTTACAACACCCTATAAGTTAGATAATACAAATTTTGCTGCCGTAAAAGATTCTAAAATATATATGGGTTATGATTCAACTGCAATTGGAGCTTCTAATCGATTAGGATTCTTAGTATCTAGTATTTCTGCAACATCAACTGGAACAACAAAAGGATTTTTAGTTTCTACATTAACAGCAGAAAATGCTTCAACTGGTTCATTAACATCTTCTTATGTATTAGTAAATGCTTCAACAGGAAATCCTGCAACAGCAACTACATTATTCAATTCAATAAAAGTAACAGTTCCATTTTATGGTGGTTGGGATGGGTTTGATGAAAGGAAAGATAAACTTCAACTTATGGTTGATGGAACTCTTTCAGCAGATTATTATAACGCAATTCAACTTTTAAGTAATTCAGATGAAATTGATTTCAATCTTCTGTGTATCCCTGGTGTTTTTGCTGGTGGCCCAGCTACTCAAGGCAGTATTCCTTCAAAAGCAATAGACATGGTTCAATCTCGTGGAGATGCTTTTTATATTATGGATATGGGAGATAATACTATTACTACAGTTACTGGAGCTGTAATGAATTCAACAGTTGATGGAGTAGTTGAAACAGCAAAAGCATTTGATACAAATTATGCTGCTTCATATTTTCCATCTGTAAGAATTCTCGATACAGATAATAATAAATTTGTCTGGGTTCCTGCTTCAGTTGTAGTTTTTGGAGCTTATGCATTTAATGATAAAGTTGGGCAACCATGGTATGCTGTTGCTGGTCTTAATAGGGGTGTACTGAATGTTTTTGAAGCTCGGAAACGATTAACTCAAACGCAAAGAGATGTTTTATATGTTGGTAAGACAAATCCAATTGCAACATTTGCAAATCAAGGAATTACTGTTTGGGGTCAAAAAACACTTCAGACAAAAGCATCAGCTCTTGATCGAATAAATGTAAGACGATTATTATTAACCGCTCGTAAATTGATAAGTTCTGTTGCAAAATTCTTTGTTTTTGAACCGAATAATGCTAAACTTAGATCCGATATTGTAAATGCAATTAACCCTATACTCGATCGAATGGCAAAACTAAATGCTTTGGAACAATTTCGTGTAATTTGTGATGAGACAAATAATACACCAGACAGTATTGACAGAAATATTATAAATGCCAATATTTTTCTGAGCCCAGTTCGCTCAGGAGAAATATTTTTAATTAACTTTTCAATAACTCGTTCGGGAGTTTCGTTCAACGAATAAAAAATTAGTTACAGTTTCACAATAAGTTTTATATTCTATTTGTTAGAGAAATAGAAAAAATTCTTAGTAATAAGAATAATGGTCAATTACTATTGATGCTCTAACCATCAAGAAAGTTGACCATTTTTATTTTATCAAAAACCCTAATTCATAAACTAATGGTCTCATTCTTTCTTCAAACTTCTTGTATAAATTCCTAAATTCTTTTAAATCATCTTTGTAATGCTCTTTCAATATTAATTTAATTTGATACCATCCAGCATCCCAACATTGAAGGTGATATTCAGGGTGCTCTTGATGTAGTAGTATCCTGAAAGGAAAGGATTTCTCCAGTAGTTCTGTAGCTTTGTCCAGGACAGCCTTGGCATCGGGACTTAGTTTCTTGTAGATACCAGATAATAACAGTGTATGAACATACCTGGAATCTTCTGGAGTGTTCTTGACATCTTTGTAGAGTTCATCAAAAGAATACTTGTTTGCAAGTTCCATCATAGAGGACTTAGATAACCAGAAGAATTCATTCTTGATATCCCAGAGTTTTCCTTTGTATTCTACTTGACGGAGAGAAGATTGGTTGGAGAATAAGGAATATACAAGAGCATCGTTGTTCCACTGTTCATATTTTTTATGTTTGATATTTTTATTTATTTGTCACTATAATATAACTAATCAGGTATTCAAAGTAAATACTCTACGAAATTATCTTTGTATTAAAAACTAACCTATTTCTTAACAAAAATGAATATTAAAATCAAAGATGATTGATATTTATTTATATTAGAAGGATGGACACCAATTTTTATACATGAATTACAAACAAAAGAAGAAGAATTAATTAAAATTTTAGGAGAAAAATACAAATGGCAACAGAAATATTAGATATTTCGTCCCTACTTTCATCCGCGGTGGAACCAAAAAGAACATTCCGGTGGATTATTGCTCTCAATGGAATTGATGCTTATACTGCATTATCAACAAAACGACCTGGAGGTGGAACATTTGAAGAAACAGTTATTGATTATATAAATACAAAAAGATATTTAGCAGGAAAATTTGCACCAGAAGATTGGACACTTGTATTATGGGATCCAATAGCACCAAGTTCCGCGCAAAAAATTATGGAATGGGTGCGTTTAAATTATGAAAATACTACTGGTAGAATGGGATATGCAGATATTTATCAAAAAGATATCGAGCTTAAACTTTTAGATCCTCCTGGTGGTGTTGCAGAATCTTGGACAATTCATGGAGCATGGCCTCGAGTTATTGATTTTGGTGGGTTAGATTATAAGACAAGTGATCTTGTAAATATTACTTTGACAATCCGTTACAATCGTGCAACGCTCAACTTTTAATGCATAATTACAAAAATAAAAACTAATGAAAATATAAGGTGATATATGTCAGAAATGACAAAACAGCAAACACAACAAGTTTCTCAATCACAATCGTTTCTTACAACTATTAATGTTCCTCTTCCGTCTAAGGGAGTTCTTTATCCAGTAGATTCTATAATTCGAGAGGAAAAGATATAATGCCAAAGGGTGTTTATTCGAGAACAGCCGAAGCAAATAAAATTAATAGTTTATCTAAAATTGGATTAAAAAAATCACCATTAACAGAAGAGCATAAAGAAAAATTAAGACTGATAATGACTGGAAAGAAAATGCCACCGAGAACTCCTGAATATTGCAAAAAATTGAGCGAGTCAAAATTAGGAAAACCAAAACCGCCAAGAACAGAAGAGCATTGCTGTAATTTAAGTTTAGCACTTTTAGGAAAAAGTAATGGACCTCAAACACCAGAACAGAAAAAAACAAAAAGGATTGCGGCTCTAGAATATATTAGAAAAACTAATGGTAAAATATTTTGTTTTATTGGTAAAAATGAAAAAGATCTTCTTGATCTCCAAGAAATGCTATTTGGAATAAAAATTGATAGACAATTCGAAATTTTGAATTTAGGTTATTCATGTGATGGATATGATATTAAAAACAATTGTGTTTATGAAGTTTATGAATCGGCACATCTAAAAACAAGAAACAAAGTTAGAGATCTTCAACGCCAAAAAGAAATTCAGGAACATTTGGGTTGTGATTTTAAGATTATTTGGGATTTATATGAAAATGAATCTAGAAAATTTTTAAGAGAGCACGGTTTTATGGAGTATAAAAATATTGTTGGTTTAGGAATTAAAAATAAAGGAATTTTATAAGTGGAAAACTTTTTAACAACACTAGAAATACCATTACCATCACGAGGAGCATTATATCCAGTAGATTCTCCTTTACATAAAAAAGAACAAGTTCTCGTCCGGGAAATGACGGCGAATGAGGAAGACATTCTTACAAGTCTTTCAATGATCAGAACTGGAAAAGCAATTGATGAAGTAATCAAGGCATGTCTAATGACACCAAATCTTGATGCTGATAAGATGTTAGTCGGAGATAGAAATAGTATTATTACTGGCCTCGTATTAGCAAGCTATGGAAATAAATATAAAGTAGATGTAAAATGTGAAAATTGTAATGAAACAAATAAAGAATATGAATTTGATATTAATAATCTTCCTGTAAAGTATCTTGAAGTTAGTTCTATACAAGAAGGAGTCAATGAATTTGAATTTGTATTGCCAAAATCTAAAAAGAAAATTACATTTATGCTTCCAACTGCTGATGTTGAAAAAGAAATATCTAATCATATTAAAAAATTACAAAATGTTTCTCAAAGAGAAACTAATTCTAGTACAAGAATGAAATATCTTATACTTTCAATAGATGGAAATAATGATAAAAAGAAAATTGCAGAATTCTTAGACCGTAAACAGATGCCCATTATTGATTCAATAGAACTAAGAAAATATATTGATTTGATTAGCCCAGATATTGATATGAATCAAGAATTTACATGTCAAAGTTGTAATTGGTCAGGAAAACTTAGTATTCCAATTAATTTTAATTTTTTCTGGCGAAATTAATTGAATGAAGAAATTGATCTTAAACATTTAAAAAAAGTAAAAGAAAATTTTCTAGAAGAAATTTTTATTCTTACATATAAAACTTCTATGAATTTTTCCGATATATGGAATATGCCAATCTCAATAAGAAAATGGTATGTGAGTCGCTTATTGAAACAACTTGAACTTGAAAATCAAGATAATAGTAAACAGCAATTACCACCTATCCCCAATTTACCAAAATGAAAAAAATACTCAATGAATCATTATTTTCATATGTAATGGATACAATTCTTGGATATGCTGCTCGAAGAGAAGCTGAAAATGATATTGAATTCCAATCTTATCTAAAAAAATCTTCAGAAGACATTGCTCGTGTTACAGCAGAATTAGAAAAAACAGTTAAAAGAGCTCAAGAACTCCAGAAAAAAAGAAAGTAAATGCCAAAGAATATTGATGAAAATATTCATTCTAAGCATATTATTGAACAGTTAAAACTCAATAATGAACAGTTAAAAAATCTTGTTAAGTTTTGGGAGGGATTTGGTTCTGGTGTAAAAGAAGATCTTACAAAAGTTGCTAAATCTCAAATGTTTAATGTTGAAAGAAATGAAAAAAATGTAGGAATAAGAGATAAAAGTCTTGAAGGAATAATAGAAAGTGGATTACAAAAATATAGATTACAACAAGTCGAATTTAAAAATAAAACTGATAAAATAGGAAATCTCCAAGAATTTTCAAAAAATATAGCTGCTCAAAAAGGGTCTTTATTAGAAAAAACAGTTAAATCTACATTTGGCGGATCAGAAAAACAACAAAAAGCTGGATTCAATTTTGTTAAGGGTTATTATTCTACAGCTGAAAAAGTTATCAAAAATCTTGTAGAGCAAGGTGAAGACTTATCAAAGATTTGGGATGATGAAGAGAACTTATTAAAGCTTAGATTGAAGATAGCTGGAGATTATATTTCAAGAAAGAAAATTACTGAAGAAGAACAATTAACTCTTGAACAGTCAATTATCGAACAAACAAAATTAGATATTCTTCAAAGGCAACGTGGGAGAATGATAAGGGAAAAAGCTGAACAATATTATGAAAGTGGAACTAAAAATGTTGTAAGCTTTATTAGTAAAATTCCAGGTGTTGGTGGAGCACTGGGTCAAGCATTTGGAAAATATTCAGAACAGAAGAAAGAAAAGATTACAACCAAAATTGAAGCAGGTTTGGAGAATAATAAGGGTTGGGCAACTGCTTTAGAAAAAATATCTGGGATTCTTGCTAAAATTGGTCCAATAATGATTATTGTTGGAGCTGCTGTTGCATTTCTTATTGGGCGATTAATGAAACTTATTGGAGCTGAAATGGATTTAACTGCTACTATTGTTAAATCACTTGGTGTTACAAAATTACAAGCAGAAGGATTCAAAGATATTGCTCATAATGCTCAAAATGCTTTATTAGACACTCAGGCATTTGTAAATGGATTAGAAGAAATTGAACCAATGGTTCATGCAGCAATGAGTGGTTTGTCTAAAGAGTATAAAAATCTTAGTGGAATAACATCTCAAAATATTGAATTATCAGTTTCTTTAGCAAAAAGATTAGGAGTTGATGCCTCTCAAGCAGCTCAATATGTTTATACATTAGATAAGGGACTTGGATTTTCTGGAGAAAAAACTGTTAGTCTCATTAAAAATCTTAGGTTAAGCTCTGAATTAGCTGGAGTTTCATTTGTTGATGCTCTTAAAGACGTTGTAGAAAATTGGGAACGTATATCTTTATTTGTTGGAAAATCTGAAAAAGCAATTATCAGCTCTGTAATTCAAGCAAGACTTCTTGGAACTACTTTAGAAAGTCAAGAAAGAACTGCAAGACAGTTTATGAGTTTTGAAGATGCTATTAGTAATTCATTTACTCTTCAATTGTTAACTGGTTCAAAGATTAATGCTCTTCAATTATATACTCAAGCTAATTATGGCGATGCATTAAGTATCCAAAATAATATGCTTAATATTCTTGAAAAAGCATATAATACTACAAAACTTTCTCGATATCAACAAGAAGCTTTAGCAAAAGCAGTTGGAATGACACATGCTGAAGTTCAAAAATTATTGCGAGCAAGAGCTGAAGAATACAGAATTTCAAAGAGTCTCAAAGATATTGGGTTTGAAAAGAAAGAAGAATTTACAAATCAATATTTGAGAGCTGCTGTTAGAGAAATCAAAACTAAAAAAATTGAAGAATTTAGTCAACAAGGCTATAAAGGAAAAGAATTAGAAAAAGTTGTTAGTGAATCAATGAAAAAAGATATTGGGAAAACTGGATTAGAACAAAAAGCAAAAGAAATTGAAAAAGCAAGAATAGAAGCTTCAAGAGAAATAACAACAGTTTCAGCAGCTTTAGGATTGACTGAAGCAATGTCACCAACAGAAAAACTTCAAGCTAAAATGGTAAGTAGTCTAGACAAGATGTTACAATTTTTTGCAGGACCGTTATCAACATTTTTTACTGCTGCAATTGATTCTCTTGGTATTATTGCAGATTGGGCTTCTAGTGGATTATTCGGTGGAGAAAATATTGGAAAAATGTCAGATATACAACTTATTCAGAAGTTAGTTCGTTCGGGAGTTTTTAATTATGGGAAAGGTGGTGAATATGTTACAACTGCAAATACAGAAAAAATATTAAAAGAAGATACTGATTCACAAAGATATTTGAATGCATTATATGCAAGGCAAAAATTAGGAAGATCAGCAATCATTTCTTCAATTAACCTAAAAAAATATTATTCTGGTTATATTAATGAAAATTCTGAAGTTCAAGTTTCTGCAATAGAACAAAAATTCAAAAAATATATTCCAAAACATGATAAATCAATTGAAGCTGCTGTTTCTGATGATAATGTATTTCAAAAATGGCAGAATAAAAGAAAAACTAAACAAGAAAAATGGGAATTAGAAAAACGAGCTGAAGGAGTTCAATTAAATCCATTTGAAAAACATGCTCTTGGTGGTAGAGTAGTCAGACCCGGAATTGTTGGTGAAACAGGACCTGAGTTAGTATTGCCTTTAACAGGACCTGGAGTTAGTATGAATAAACAAGTTGCTAAAAGCTATGTTAGTGAAACTTCTAAAAATGATTTTTTTGATAATAAACAAATAAATGAAATGATTATATTATTAAAACAAGTTCTAACTCAAAAACAAGCAACAAAAGTTCAACTTAATCTTGATAGTAGAAAAATAGCAGAAGCTCTTGTCGAACGCAGTTTAATTACAAGTTAATATAATGGAAACATTTGGTAAAAAAATAAGAATAATGTTCCCGTCAGAGCAAGCAATTCAGATTTCAAAAAATTTGACTCCAGGAAATTATACATCAGATAATCCTTATCCTAAAAATATTCCTGCGGCTCACTTTGAAATTGCTAAAAATATAGCAAGAAATAAAAAGTTTGGTTCTTTGGCAACATTTACTGCTGTTCAAGCTGGACTTCATATTCTTAATCCAATTGGAGCTCAAATTGTAAATCCAGCTATTATTACTGGAGTAATTCCGGGAGAAGGTATTCTGGGAACTGCTATTGATGGGAATAATATTGCTCAACAAAGACTCAGAGAGCCATCTGGAACATCTAGATCAGAACGACAATTAAGTGCTGCAGCAGGTGGAACTTTGGGTCAAGAAGAAGGATCTGCATTTTTTAATACAACAACAAATCGAACAGTTGCAAGTCTTATTGATTCTGGAATTAATGCTTTAGCTGGAGCTCTTGGAATAAAAAATAATAATGGAGATCTTGTTCCTTTAAGTCCGAAAAATGCTTCATTTGAAAAAAGATTAGAACAAAATAAGCTTCATCCAAATGCTGATACTTTTTTTGGCAGAGTTTCAATGACAAGATCACGAGATCAATATGATGTAACATATTCGAGTGATGAAATTTCAGGAGTTAAAACAACTACAATTGGAAGGGGATTTACACCAATTCAAGACGGTGCTTTAGTTTCTGGTGATCTTTCTCAGGATACAATGTTAAGAGATAATTTAGAAAGAGGATATGAATCAAATGCTCCAAATGATAAAAGAAGTAGAAACTATACATTTAAAGATGGATTAAATCTTGAAACAGACCCAGAAGCAAATGCGTCTCCAATTGATAATGATACTATTGCCCCAATAGTTCAACCAGATGGAATGATATTTCCATTTTATTTTGAAAGTATGAATCATTTTAGTTTACATCCAGAACGATTTATCACATTTCAAGCAACATTTTCAGGGTTAAAAGAAACATACAAGCCAAATTGGAATGATAATGAGTTTTTTGGAAGAAGTACAAAAACATATACATATAAAAATAGTGATCGAACAATTGATTTTAGTTTTATAATTTGGGCACCAAATAGGATTTCTTTGAATTTAGTTAAACAAAGAGTCAATTGGTTAGCAAGGCATACATACCCATCATATACAAATATTAAAAATAGCTCAACTAAAGTAATTTTTGAAGCTCCAATTATCAAATTTACAATTGGAGATTTATTTAAAAATACTCCTGGGATAATTCAGGGTCTGACATTTGATTGGGATAATTTAAAAAGATGGGAATTGAGTAAAGATATGATTATGCCACAGGGAGTCCATGTTAGTATTTCTATAATAATATTACATGATAGACTTATGCAGAATGCTGGAGCAGCAATTGAAAGTCAAGATAAACTAATGAGTAGCGATTTTTATTCTTATATAAAGTCACAGAAATCATCAGATACTATTTCATTACTAAGAAAAAGAAATAGAATTGTTGGTGATCCTTTTGCACAGCTAACTCAAACAGAGTCCAATATAATTGCAACTGCAGGGATTTAAAAAAATGGTTTTAGAGAGTATAATAATATTGTTGCTACAGCAGGAAATTAAAATATGGCACAATCAGTTATCGATCGTTATTCTTTTTTAGATATAATTTCAGAAAAATATATTAAAACCTTTCCAGCTATTAAAGCATCTGAATTATATTCTAATACTGATATTTTTTTAAAACTAAATTATGGTCAAAGAATTGATACTCTAGCATATCAATATTTAGGTTCTGGAAATTATTGGTGGGTGATATGCTTGATTAATAACTTAAGAACACCCTTTGATAAGGGACTTATTGTTGGAAAGTTATTACGAATTCCCATAAGCATTAATCGAATAATAACAGTATTAGAAAATAAAAGTATATGAGTATTTGTAAAACATGTAGCGAGACGTTTGAGCATTATTATTTTAAAAATATTTGCTCTAAATGTAAAAGTAAAAAAACAACTTTAGTTTTAAATGATGTTAATGTTCAATTACGCAGAATTGAAGCTAAGAGATTAAATGACCCTAATAATGAGTCTTATCGACGTGGTGTTGAAACAAAAAGAAAAACTGGTGTAAATAAATACGCAGCTAAAAAAGCAGTAGAAACAAGAAGAAAAAATGATCCAACGAACGAATCATATAAAAGGGGATGGGAAACTAAGAAAAAAAATAGTATAATAAATAATATTCCAATTCGGTCACCAGAAAGTGCTCATAAAACAGCAATTAAAGCATGGGAAACTAAACGCAAAAATGGTACTAACAAACATTCAGAAGAAACAAAAAGAAAATTCAGAAATATTACTCTCGATAGAATTGAAAAAACTGGTCAAATACAATGTTTTTTGGGATTAAATGAAACTAACTTTTTAGATGAACAAGAACGCATTGATAAATGTAAAATCGAAAGACAATACCGCATTAAAAAACTTGGATATATACCCGATGGATATTGTAAAAAAATAAATACAATTTATGATGTATATGAGTGTAATCATAAATATGTAATTCAACAAGATTTAATTAGACAGTTGGAAATTATGAAATTTTTGAAATGTAATTTTGTCATTATCTATGATGGCTGGAAAGAAAAAGAAATAGAAAAATATATTGAAAAATTTAAAGAATATGTGAACAAATACGAAATAGAAAAAAATAATAATATAGTTAAATTTAATTTGGGGTATTAAATGTCCACCCAGGAATTTTCATTGAGTGATCAAGTAGCGATACGTGATATTGTTTCGGGTTGGAATGAAAAACTAAAAATGAATAATTCAGATTTAAGTAAATTGATTCCTTTTGTTGAACTATTTTGTATCTTCACCGGAAATGACAAAAATTCAAAAGTTTTAGATGTAAGAAATCTTCAAGGCTCATTTGAGTGTACGATTATAGATAATACTGGACCTGAATCTGTAATTCTTGTTCCAATTTTTAATCTTATTGAACAACAAACTCAAATTGATCAAAATACTGGAAGACTAAGAAATAATAGTCGAGGAGTTGCAGGAATAGAAAGTCTCTCAGTATCAATTGCTAACATTGATCTGAATTCATATCAAGCTACCATGAAAGTTGTAATTCCAAGCTTAGATGATGAAATACGAGTAAATAAAGTTCTTAGAAGACTAACTACAGTTCAACCAGATAAAACATGGATTATTATGTATGGTTGGGCTAAAGAAGGAAGAATCCCAATTTTTAACCCATTTGAGTCTGATTCTAAAACAATAAATCTAAGAAAATCTCATCGAGGATATTATCGAGCTCTTAAATGTATTCTTATACGATATGATTGGGAAATAGACCAAAATAAAATTGCTCGCGGAACACTAACTTTTGGAAGTCCAATTTTGAATGCTATGACGACTACAGTAATTCAAAATCATAGATATGACATTAAGAATTTATTGATTAAAGAATCACAACTTAAAGCAAATTGTCCACAAAATATTAAAAAAAACTTACCACTAGAAGTTTCAATTAAACAAAAAAGAGAAATTCCAACAGGTAAAAATAAAAAAACTAAAATAGAAGAAATTGTTGGATTCTATAATTTAGGGTGGGTAATTGAAGCTGTAAGACAATCAATGGAAAAAGATATTCCAAAAAATTTCAAAACATTAGACTTTATAAAATTTAAGGGAGATGGAAAAAAAATTCCAATCAATTTTAATAAAGATAGAAATGATCAACAAGTAATAATTAATGCTAAATCTCCTGCTGAAATACCAATTGAAGTTGGATTAGTAAACAAAACTATTATTGATTCTCAAGCAAATAAAAGTTTATTACAAACAGTTTCTGATATTTGTAATATGGCTAATCAACTATGGCAAGGAATTGATTTAGACGTAACTTCTTTGATTGCAAATGATGGGACATCTTTAATAATTGGAGATCTTAACCAAACTATATTTGTAAATAAAAATGAAACTGATAAATTAGACATGACTTTAGCTTCTGGAAATTCTTTAATCAACAATTTAAGTTTTAGTGGTAAGATTGCTAAAGATTTGACATTTGTTCTTGATACTCTTATAAGTAATGATAATGGAGCTACAGAAATATTCAATATTTTTAGAAAAGATGCCGAAAATCAAAATATTAAAGATAAGGATTTATCAGTTATCGCTTTAGGAATACGAAATAATCCAGAGTTATATGGCTCTGGCAAGACTTTAGATAGTAATAAATTAAGAACTTGGAAACAATATCTTAAAAATTCGAATAAAAGTGGTCAAATCTATAATGAAATTATAGCCTCTAATGAAGTTCCTTTGGGTCTAGCGATGAAAAATTATTTCTTACAAATTGAATTGACAATTCATGGGACTGCAGCTATTCCACCATATACTTTTGTAAAACTTAGTAATGTATTACCAGGAATAGATGGAGAATATATTATTAAGGAGACAAATGATGAACTTGGAATTGGCAAATTTGAAACTATTTTGACATGTAGTTTACAAGAAATAGATGTATAGAAATGATGTTTACATTGATTGTTATTTTGTTTTTATTTAAAACATAAGTTAAAATTAGTTAATCAAGCTCATTGAAGTGAAATTTTTCAATGTTAATTTAATTATCAAAAAATGAGGAGCTTTATATGAAATATTCGTGAAAAAGAAACAAATTATTTATTTTGGAAAAGAAACAGAATCTGCTATAAAAGAATACATAAAATATAAAGAAGATCCTGAAACAAGAGAACTTCTTTATCTTAACAAAATTTGTCCTGCCTTTGAAAAATTAGCTGAAAACATTATAAATTATAAGAAATTTAATTTTCATAAACTTGGTAATTTTACTTCTCTACAAGATGAAGTTGTAACTCATCTTTATTCGCAACTTGATAAATTCAATCCAAGAAAATTATCAAAAAATAATCATAAACGTGTAAAAGCTTTTTCTTACTTTGGGACAGTTGCTAAAAATTATTTAGTTCAACAATCTCAAAGAAAAAGTAAAACAAACTATATTTATGAAAATTTTGATGGTACAGAAGCTAATACTCAACTAGACAAAAATTTAATTTCTCCAGACAATATAGAAGAACAATTAGAAATGAAAGAATTCTTTGAATTATTAGCTGAACACTTTGAAAAACATAGAAATGAATACTGTCTAAATAAGAAAAAGATTGGAGATGCAATTGTATTTTTCTTAAAAAATGTCCAAAAAGAACAATTGTGGAATAAACGACATTGGTATATAATATTGAGAGAGTGGAGTGGCCTGTCAGCAAAAGAAATTACAATGTACTTAAAAGAACTTATTTCTGAATATAAAAGTATTAGAGATCAATACTATAAAGGTATTATCTAAAATGCCAAAGGGAATTTATAAAAGAAATCCAGAACAAGCTAAAAAAATGTGGGAAACCCGTAGAAAAAATGGGACTGATAAAGCACCCGGTTCTGGATATAAGGGAGTTGAGACTAAACGTCAGCGGGGATTGAACTTATCTGAAATTGCTCAAAAATCAGCTGAAACTAGAAAAAGAAATGGAACGGCTAAAAATAATTCTCAAAAGACCTGGGAAACTAGAAGAAAAAACGATCCAAATAATGAGTCAATGAAGGGTGCTGGTAAAAAAGCAGTTGAAACAAAAAGACAAAAAGGATTAGATTTATCTGAAATTTCTAAGAAAGGAGCTCAAAAAGGAATAAATACTAAACACAAAAAAGGAATTTTAATAGGAAGTTCTAACCCAGAAACAGTAATAAAAATTCGTGAAACTAGAATAAAGAATGGAACAAATAGAGGATATAAATTACCAGAAGGAAGTGGAAAAAAAGGAGCAGAAACAAAAAGAAGACTTGGAATAGATAAAATTGCTGCTAAAAAAGCAGCAGCAACTAGAAAAATAAATGATCCAACTGGAGAATCATATAAACGCGTTGGTGAAACTAAAAGAAAAAATGGAACATTATATACTACTGCTCAAAAAATTGCCAAAATTAAAAAGGAAAGAGGAACAGATAAAATTGGAACATTGAAAATGATTAAAACGAAAAAAGAACGTGGAATCAAAAACGGACATACTATAGAGTCAGCAAAGAAAGCGTGGGAAACTCGCAGAAAGAATGGTACAGATAAAGATATGTCCGGAAAAAATAATCCAATGTATGGAAGAAATCATTCTAAAAAAACTATAGAAAAAATTTCAAGTAATCAGATAGGTAAACAATATACTTCTGAAACAAAAAAGAAAATGAGAATTGCTGCTATTAAACACATTGAAGAATTCAGGGGTCCATTAAAATGTAATGTTGGTAAACTAGAAAAACCTTTACTTGATCAGCAAGAAATAAATAATAAATGTATTATAACTCGCCACCATCATATCAAAAAACTTGGTTATCAAGTAGACGGATATGATAAAATCAATAATATTGTATATGAAGTCTATGAACCATGGCACTTAAAACCAAAAAACAAAATACACGATCTCCAAAGACAGAAAGAAATAATGGAATATTTACAGTGTAGATTTTCTATAATTTATACAGAACCAAGTATTATTTGGGATAAAAATAATGCGTAAGGAGGTGAGATCTTTATATGATCCTGCTAGAGAATATTTTAGAAAAATAGCTTCTGATTATAAAGGATCTTCATTAGAAAGAATTTTATTTCGAGGAATAATAACTTTTGTCGATAGAGAAGGTAAAGACAATAGACCTCGTTTTAGTATAAAAGCTAAAATTTTTGGTATTGATGATCAAAATGAGTCGAATATTGAAAATGACAATTTTTATCCTTCTTTACTCTCAATTCATCAATTAGCTATTCCAGAAGTTGGAGAAGAAGTTCTTATTATCTGTGAAGAAATAGGAAATCTTTCTACTGGATATTGGATTAGTAGATCTGATATTAAAAATTCTTTAACCAAAGTTCTTGCGGGAGATGACTTAAATACATTTGATGAAGAAAGTCAAACTACTTCAGATAAATATGGAACTTCTAAATTGCCTAAAGAAGAAGTAGATATCAGTCCAGATGAAAAATATAATATTCCAGATCCAAGAGTTAAACCTGGTGATGTAATTAGTCAAGGTAGGAGTAACAGTTTTTCACGGCACTCATTTGATTCAACTAATAAAGCTGGGACAATTGAACATGTTACAGAAGAGCAACCAATTTCTAATGAAGAATTTTATACAAAAGATTATAGAAAATCAAATGGATCTAGAGTTCTTTTAACAACAAAAAGTGATATAGATACTTTAGTAAGAGATATTTATAATAAAGAAGTTCATTCTAATTTTACTCAAAAATCAAATAATCGCTCCATTACTCCCAAAAAAGAATATGATTCTGCTTATTTGTTATTAGAAACAATTGAGCTTAGATTAATTTCAAGAAATTCTGAAAATAAAATTCAGCATGCAGTTTTAGCAGAAGAACAAAGTATATGGTTAAAACAACTCATAGATCTAGTAAGAGATCTCATTGACGATATTCAAATATATAGAGAAAATGTTGTAACACTAACAAATAATGTAGCAACTCATGTGCACATGGCAACTGGTCCAACATCTCCGCCTTTGATTCCTGAATCTATTCAATTTAATAGTCAATTACCAAATAAATTTAGTATAGACCAAGAACATTTTAATACAGATAAACAAGATTTTGAAACAATAAAAGATGGTGGAAATACACAAGTTGGAGAAAATAAAGGAATTAGGTTTCATCACAGTGACCACGTTGGGCTTAACTAAAAATAAACTTAACTTTTAAACAATAAAATGAAAATATATAAATCACAATTAAAATCATTAGTAAAAGAAGTGTCGAATGATAAAGCTAAGGCTTTTAATGTAAATCAAGAATTATCAGCAAAAAGTGATAGATTAGCTAATAAAAAATATGATAGTAATTCTCCTGAATTTGAAAAGGAAGCACTTAGAATATATCAAAAATTAAGAAAAAAATATATTTCACAAAATCAAAAAATAGGAAAATATTTATGATATTGAAAGTAGCAAAAATATTATTTAAAACACCATTTTTATATTTTAAAACTCCAGAAGTTTTAAACACAACAGAAAATAAACAAATTGCTATTGGAGTTATTGGACATCATTTAAGATTTTTATTTTTATATTTAAAATGGAAAACATTTACTTGGAATGTTTATTCATTAGTTGAAAAGAAAAATGATTCATCTGTTTTTTCTAAATTAGATGACAATAATATAATTGGATTTTTTTCTGATGAATGTTGGCCATATGAATATAAATTAATTCAAAAATTTGTTAAAGAAATATGTTAAATAAATCAGCTTTAGAATCAGCAATACTTAATGCATTTATATCAGCAAGAACTGGAACAGATCGAACAGATACATTACCATCAATGGCAACAGCTTTAGCAGATGCTATTGATTCTTTTATAAAATCGGGAGATGTTCAACCAGGAATACCAGTTCAAACAAATGATGCCCAAGGTGGAATAAATACTGGAGCTACTACATCAATTGGTAAAGTTCTGTAATTTTTTATGAGAGGGAAAAGACTTAAGAGTAAAAAACAGTTGTACAAATCTAAAAAGAAAAAAATTATTAAAGATATGACATCTAAAAGTGAAAAATTTCTTTTAGATTCTTTAGAAACAATTTATAATATAAAAATAGAAAGACAATACCAGATTAATCATAAATATTTTGATGGCCGTTATGCAATGCATATTATAGAATGTGACGGATCACGATGGCATTCAAATAAAAAAGATTTAAAAAATGATATTTTTAAAGATGAAATAGCAAAAAGAAATGGATTTGAAATGCACCGGATACAACTTAATAGGATAAAAGAAGTTCCAAAATGTTTACAAGAAAATAAATTACTTTTTGATAAAATATTTAATGTTTAAAAATTTAAAATTTCCACTCCAAATAGATAAATCACTTGGAATGTTTCAAATAACAGAAACTACAATTGAGACTATTAAACAAAACCTCATTTTGTTTTTTGCTACAGATGAAAATGAACGCGTTGTAAATAATCAGCTTGGTAGTAGATTTAGAAAATATCTCTTTGAACCAGATATTCAAAATATTAGATCAAAATGTGAAAATGATGTAAATAGAATATTTAGTGATTATTTTCCAAATTTGAATTTAGTTAATCTTGAAGTAAAAGAAATAGATAATAATAGTCAAACACAAAATGCTATTCAGATAAGTATAATCTATAGCATTAAAAACTTAGAATCATTACAAGATAATTTTTCAATTATAGTAGGATAATTAAAATATGATTAAAGTAGAAAATGAAAAATACATTTATACAATAGGAAAATATTTAAATGATTTAGATCAAGATGGAATTGACATAGACATAAACAATTCTAAAAAACTTGTTCTTAAAAAATTTCCAGAAGCTTCAAAATTTTCAAATGAAGAAATATGGGATTTCTTTCTTCAATATGATTATGAAGAAAACTAAATGCCAGAACTTTTTAATACAATAACAAAAAAAGCAGATATCTCTTACACAAGTAGAGACTTTAATAGCTTACGTAATTCTCTTACTCAGTATATTCAGCAACAATTTCCAAATTCAATTAGTGACTTTACAGATGTAAGTGCTGCTATGGCTTTATTAGAATGTGTATGCTACGCAGGAGACACATTGCATTTCTATCTTGACAAACAATTTAATGAGCTTTTTTTAGAAACGGCTCAAGAAGAAAAAAATGTAGTTTTATTAGCAAGAAATCTTGGATATAAAATACGAGGGAAATCTGCTGCTCAAAATAATAATATAATTCTTAAATTTAACTATCCAACTTCTGGCTCGATAACAAATTACGAATTTTTCTTAAAAACTGGAACTAAATTTTCAAATAAAGCGGGTGATGCTATATTTGAAATGATTTCAGATATAGATACAGGAACATCAACTTCAAATACAAAAAATATTGATATTACAAATAATGTTACATCTGCTTCAATATCTGGAATTCAAGCTATTGCAGGAATATCTAAAACATATTCTATTAAAATTGGAATTGCTATTTCTTTTCTAAAAATACCTGTTCCCGATACTAATGTGTTAGAAATTACTTCTGTTTCTTCTACAGATGGAAATATCTGGTATGAAGTTGATTACTTAGCTCAAGAAAATCAATTCGTTGGAACAGTAAATGCTACGTCTTCGAGTGCCGTAGTTCCGTATGTCTTAACGTTAAGAAGAGTTCCAAGACGATTTGTTGTTGAAAGAGAAACAAGTGGAACTACATTTCTAAGATTTGGTAGTGGTATTTTAACTACTTCTGATTCTGAATTTATACCTAATCCAGAAGATTATATTTTACCATTCAGTTTAAGGGGTTCTGTTAGTGGATTTAGTCCAGCATCAGTAGATCCTTCTGATTTTATTAACACCGGTACTTTAGGAGCAGCTCCAGTTAATACAACGTTGGTAATCAAGTATAGATCTGGTGGTGGATTAAAATCAAATGCTGCTTCAAAAACTATTACTGAAATTTTACAAAAGAAAATTGAATATAAAGTATCCGGAAATGATTTCAATAAGAGTCAATTAGAAGCTTCAATGGTAGTAACAAATCCAGAATCTTCTACTGGTGGAGAAGAAGAAGAAACGATTGATCAAATTCGATATAATGCTTCGGCTTTTTTTGCTTCTCAAAATCGCTGTATTACATTACAAGACTATATAGTTCGATGCTATACAATGCCACCAGTTTATGGTTCTGTATTTAGAGCAACTGCTTCAAAAGATCTTAATGATAGATTGGGAATTAAATTATCGATTCTAACACGAACTTCTGATGGAACATTGACAGCAACAAGTAATGCTTTAAAAATTAATCTTGTAAATTATCTTGGACAGTTTAAAAGTTTATCAGAAAATATTAATATTATTGATGGTCAAATAATTAATTTAGGAGTGAAATTCTCTATTATTGCTGATCGAACAAGAAATCAACAAGAAGTTTTAGCAAATTGCCTAATAGCAGTTCAAGATTATTTTAATATCAAAAAATGGAATTTTGGACAAAGCATTTCTATTAGTTTAGTCTCTAAAGCAATCACAAATGTTCAAGGAGTTTTAGCTGTTACTGAAATTAAATTTAAACAGATTAATTCTAATGAAGGTGGAAGAACATATGTGAACAGTAGCTCGTATTATAATTTAGAAGCTAATAATAAAAATTATATAGTTACATGTGGAGCACAACAATTGATCGAAGTGAGATATTCAAAATTCGATGTGCAAGCTTCTGTAATTTCGTAAGATTTAAAAAAATTAAATTTAAATAAATGTCAATATATAGAATTCCAATCGTTGCAGATAATGTTATTAGTACATATTCAATCAATCCAAGTATTACAGGACTCGGAAATGCAGGTGCGAGTCAAATATTAAATTTATATTCTTGGTATAATGACAAAACAAATAAAAAATATCTTGCTCATATCATTGCAAAAGCAAATATTACTGCTTTAACAGACGCTATTAATTCTAATATTGCTCAATCACCTGTCACAGACTCTACAGTCACATGTAATCTAAAATTTTTTAACATCAATCATGCTAATACGCAAGCATTTGACTTCACAGCTGAAGTATATCCACTGACTAGATCTTGGACAGAAGGTAGAGGAACTAGAATTGACTCAATGTCAATTACTGGAATTTCTAATTGGTTGAGTGCTTCTAATACTGCAATGTGGACAACTAATGGCGGAGATTTTAAAATTGACTCAAGTTCAGCAACACAATATTTTGATAGCGGTTATGAAAATTTTAATGTGAATATTAG